GAGACGAGTTGCTCTCTGAGTTACTCGATCCAGAGCAGCTCGGTCACGCAGTCACCAATGAAGTTAGAGGTCGCATCTACACAATTTTGCATTTACAGGAAAACAACTAATGATCAAACTACGCCCATCGGCAGCTACACGCTGGATTCAATGCCCCGCATCTGTCAGGCTTTGTGCCGACATCCCTTACCAGCCAGCAGGTGAAGCTGCGCAGATCGGTACTGCAATACATGAGGTGGCTGAGACTGCATTCTTAACGAACGCAAGCCCCTATGACTGGATCGGTCAGACCGTCAAGGACATAGTGATAACTGAGCAGAACGCTGACTTTGCACAGGCTCATGTGAACCATATTAGAGATTTGGAGTTGCGTCTTGGCACGCTAAAGGTTGAGCAGTATGTCACCGTGTACAAGGACAAGGACATCGAGCTTGGTGGTACTGCCGATGTGGTGGCATGGAGTGACGAGCAGTCAACACTTTGCATTGCAGACTTGAAGACTGGTCGTGGTTATGTCGACGCTGACTCAGACCAGATGAAGATATACGCCATCGGTGCGATGCGTTTGACAAAGACAGAGTTTCAAAACATTGAACTCTCGATCATCCAGCCACATCACGGTGAACCACGCACTCACAGGATTAGTTTCAAAGAACTAAACGACTGGGCTGCAAACAATCTCACACCAGCGATACAAGCCATAAAGAAGGGTGATACCGAACCCACGCCAACAGAGTCAGGTTGCCAATGGTGTCCAGCAAAGGCGATCTGTCCTGCGCAGCATAAAGGGTTTGAGGTCATTGCATCTCAACCTGATCTGACTCAACTCAACAAAGAAGACATCAAGTCAATCATGGTGACGCTCACACCTGAGCAGATCGAGGACTTACTTGATCGCGCACCATTGGTAGAGAAGTTCATCGACGCTGTGCGTGCTCACGCAATCACTCGCATTGAGGCTGGTGAAGTAATTAAAGGCTGGCAGATGCAACCTAAGCGTGCGTACCGTAAGTGGATCGATGAGGATAAGGCAAAGCACGCATTGCACGACGCTGGTATCCCAGCAGATAAGTTGGTCTCTAGTGAACTAATTAGCCCATCTGAGGCAGCCAAACTACTACCCAAAGAATCAAAAGACTTAATTGATACGCTAACACGCAAAGAGTCTAGTGGTCTTACTCTTGCGCGAGATTACTCATTAGGTCAATAATCCATTCCCCCAAACCGTTGCCATGTGCAACATTTTTAACTTGAACTCGAAAGGCTCAAATGCTTAACCTCTCATCATCATCTGGCGGTGGTAACTACATTCGCTTTATGCCATCTGCTAACGCATGGCTTAACAGCAACAAAGAGGAATTCACACCAAAGAAAATGGTTGTCGATACTGACTCGTTGCAGACTGGTTGGATGCACCTCGGAGAAGGTGTACGCGACTGGCAACCAGACGCAAGTCTTGGAAAGAAAGGACCACAGCCAAGTGCAGATCACAAGCGCGGTTTCTCCATCAAGTTCTACAACAAGGAGATGGGACTCGCTGAGTGGAGCGCGAACGGTACAGGTCCTAACATGGGACTTGAGAAGTTGTGGAAGGCAATCGAGGCAGGACAACAAGCTAACGCTGGCAAGTTACCAGTCATTGAGTACAAAGGCTCGACGCTAGAGAAGATCGGCAAGGGCACTACACGCATTCCAAACTTTGATGTTGTCAGTTGGATTGATCGTCCTGCTGGCATGGACGCGGTTGATGATGGCACTCAGAGCTTTGATAGTGACGGCAAGATCACGATGGGAGCGCCAGTAGCACCAGCACCAAAAGCAGCGCCTAAGACTGCTATGGCTTCTGCCATTGAAGACGACGAGATGTTTTAACTAACGGGAAAGACGGGGCTGATCTAACGGTCAGTCCCGTTTTTTTTCCTCTATGGAAAACGACGAAGAATTTTGGATGCTGCTTCTCATTGCGCTGGCTCAAAGGGTCTACGAATTGGAGCAGAGATTGGAAGAATTGGAGAAGCATGAATGAGTTGGCATTATTTGCGGGCGCTGGAGGGGGAATCCTTGGAGGACATTTGCTCGGATGGAGAACTGTTGCCGCCGTTGAAATCGAAGACTACCCACGCAGAGTTTTACTGCAACGGCAAGCTGATGGACTCTTACCTAGATTCCCTATCTGGGACGACATCAGAACATTTGATGGAAAGCCTTGGCGGGGAAAGGTCCAAGTCGTCACAGGAGGATTTCCTTGTCAGGACATATCAGCAGCAGGAAAAGGCGCAGGACTTGAAGGAGAACGATCAGGACTCTGGGGAGAAATGGCGCGCATCATTTGCGAAGTACGACCCAGATACGCATTCATTGAGAACTCATCAATGCTCACTATTCGAGGACTCGACAGAGTATTGTGCGACCTTGCCTCGATGGGGTTCGATGCGAACTGGGGAGTGTTGGGAGCTGACGATGTTGGAGCAAAACACAGACGCGACAGAATCTGGGTTGTGGCCTACGCCAACGACTCCAAGCGGGGGAGGCAATGTCGGGGGTTCTGGGGCATACAAGAATGCAATCAAGAATGGGACACACATTCCGCATTCAATCAACCCGAACCTGTACGAATGGTTGATGGGATTCCCAATAGGGTGGACCGACTTAAAGCCATTGGAAACGCTCAAGTTCCCTTTTGCGCAGCCACAGCATGGCGAGTCTTAACAAAACAAATTTAGAAAGAAACTACAAATGCAAGCCGAACAAATAGCGCAAGCGCTTGGCAACGCAAAGAAGGTGAACGGGCAATGGATGGCGAGCTGTCCTGTCAGCAGTCACGGTCAAGGCAACGGGGACAGGAATCCAAGTCTTTGCGTGTCAGAGACAGACGAAGGCAAGCCGTTGTTTAAGTGCTTTAGTGGGTGCTCTCAGGACGAGGTGTTCCACGCCATAAAGAACTATGGACTCCTCAAAGACTTACCGAACCCGACAGACTTCCTCACCCAGATCAAGCCGTTACCGAAACAGCAAGAACCTGTGCTCGAACAGGAATGGCACTACACAGATGAGGATGGGGTCGTCCAGCACATCAAGCAGAGATACAAGACCTTTGACTCCAAAGGAAAGACATACAAGCAGTACAGGGTCGACGAGAACGGCAGACGGCACGCATCTATGACGGGTGCGAACATAGTCCCGTACAACTTACCAGAGGTGGACTTTGCACGCAAGACAGGCAGAACAGTCTTCTTGTGCGAAGGCGAGAAGGCAGCAGACGCTCTCAAGTCTTTAGGCGTGGTGGCAACCTGCACGCACAACGGTGCAAGCAGCTTCCCCGAAGATGTGGTCAAGCACCTAGTCGGACTCACCATTGCGATAGTCCCTGACAACGACACGGTCGGCTGGGAGTACGCAAGGAAGGCGGTTGCAGCTCTCAAGTCGGTTACAAAAAGTATCCGAGTGGTTGACCTTGGGTTGCAAGAGATCAAGGAAGACGCATACGAGTTTGTTTACAAGTATGGCGGAGACAAGGACAGGCTGGTTGACCTGACAAAAGCCACGCAAGCAGTCGTGAGTGAACTAGATGTAACGACACCTGCAAGGTTGACAGAATACGCTCAACCCGAAGAAAAACAAGAACTTGAACTTCCCGCGGTCACGCCAGTCAGGGAAGGATTCAAGCTCGAAGCGTGGGACGACATCGAGGATGAACCTGTCGAGTGGTTAATCCAAGGAGTCATACCGCAACGCTCATTCGTTGCTCTGTACGCACCTCCTGCCTCGTTTAAGAGCTTCGTCGCACTCGACATTGCCGAGTGCATCGCAACAGGAAGACCATTCCTCGGCAACCAGATCAGCAAACAAGGTGCAGTCTTGTACATCGCAGGTGAGGGTCATGGCGGTATCGGCACAAGGATCAAGGCGCTCAAGATTCACCACGGCACGCCAGAAGGAACGCCTGTTTACTTCCTGAGACGACAAGTCAACCTGCGCTCTAGCCAGACAGACCTCAAGGACTTGGTGGCAGCCATTGATGACCTCAAAGCAATCCACGAGATTCACTTCGAGATGATCATCATTGACACCTTAGCCAGAGCATTTGGCGGTGGTAATGAGAACGCAAGTGAGGACATGGGTGCATTCATAACGGCTGCTGGCGCTATCCAAGGCAAGTATGAGTGCTCACTCTTAGTAGTGCACCACGCTGGTAAGGACGCAACCAAAGGACTCAGGGGTCACTCATCCCTGCTAGGCGCTGTCGACACAGAACTAGAGATCATCAGGATAGAAGGCGCTCAACCGCCAAAGGGAATACTGCACATCAGCAAGCAAAAGGATGGGGAAGACGGGCAGCGCATAGGGTTCAGAATGGTTGAGGTTAGCTCAACTTCTGGCGGTGTAGTGGACTTCGAGTCAGGAGACTCAAGCCTTGCGGTGGAGGCAGACGAAGACATGGACACCGATCGCATTAGCCAATCAGCACCACCAAACAGGACAGGCGCTGGAATGAATCAACGACTGGCGTTGTCCTGTCTGCATGACGCCATTAAGAAGTATGGCGAGATGCAGGTGGTCGATGGAATGCGCAATAAGTGCATAAAGATTGATCAATGGAGAGACGAATTCAAGAAGCGCATGGGCAGCGATGTCATGCCAGATACGCTAAAAAAGGCTTGGTATCGCGTCAAGGCTGATCTTGCTGATTTGCAAAAAGTAATCATTTATGGTGACTTGTGCTGGGCTGTCTATGCGGATGATGATGGCGCAAAATCATCTAATTCGGTGGTTGTGCAGATCAAAAAGTAGGTAGGGACAAATGGACATATCGAGGACAAATGGGTGGACATCACAAAATCCATTTGTCCATGCCAAAAAGGTGGACAGATGGGGTGTGTGTGTATGTAATACACACCACCTGTCCCCTTGGCAATGCGTCCGATTTGGTAGTTTTTAAAAAAAGGAGTTGTCCGTGGTTAAGAAACGAATTGGTAGTGTGGTTAAAGGGTTAAAGCAACCAGAATTCCCGATGAATACTTTTGAGGTATTTATGAATTCGAGGTTAGTTGAGCTGTCTGTGGTCAAGCGTGAGCACGAAAAGCGTTGGGGCATCAACAGGTTGATTGAGTTGGTGGACTCAGAGTTTCGGATCAAGGTGTGGCGACAGGCTGAACGAGTGTTCGAGGCTTCGGTGTCCAGAGACGAGGTGAAGCTCGATCGTGCTGTCGGTGGAATGATCAAGGCTTACGGTGCGTTGGAGACTTGGGCGGTTGAGAACGGTGTGCCTGAGATGCCAGACATCACAGCAGTTGAGCATGAGATGAAGGACGGGTCGGTGATGGTGGTCGTTGGGAATCATCACGACGCGACGCTGTACCAGCAATTCAGACCAGATGTCCAGAATCGTCACATCTGGACGATGGAAGAGCTGGAGTTGATCATGGAGTCACCAGTCATCAAGGACACGATGAAGATTAAGGCTTTGATGCCTTGTGCAGCAATGGTCAGGTTGGACAAGGATGCGAAGGAGTTTCCGATGGGTGGTGCGTCAGGCTTTGATGATGTCAAGTCGGATGAGTTGGAGGCTTCGTCGTTGCCAAAGGTGTTCGATACCAGCAAGATGAGCAAAAATAGGGCTAACAGGGCTTTAGAGGAGATTTAGATGCGAGTTGATACTTTGTGGTGGGTAAGTGGTTTTAAGCGCTTGGAGGTCTTTTAAATGGCTGGAAGACCAAAACGAAAAGCAGACATGGCAACACTCGACTTGATGCCACGCGAACACATCGTCTCAATGCTTGAGGCTGGACAACCGATTGCTCGCATCTGTTACGCGCTTGGTGTTGGGCGTGTTGCACTTGAAGAATGGCTGAATTCACCCGATAATGAAGGCCTTGCCTCGCGTGCGCGCGCGAAGGCAGCAGATGATATGGTCGCGGAGAGCATCCTAATTGCCGACGAGACCGATGTGGAAGAGGTGCAGAAGGCGCGTCTGCGCGTACAGACGCGCCAATGGGTCGCAGAACGCTGGAATCCTGCTGCATACGCGCAGAACAAGATGCCAAGCGTCCAAGTCAACCTGTCTGGCATGAGGCTGGACGCATTGCGACGCATTGAGGTGGTCGAGGACATATCCACAGAAAACAGCGCGAAGTTGTCCTAGTTGTCCACAGTTGCGTGGAAACTGGCAGAGTTATCCACATTTATGCTTACAAACCTGTGGATAACAGCAAAATAACTTTACATAATGAACATAGTGTAAAGCAGACAAATACGACGATATGCGGATGTGTAGGATTCATGCGCTCTGCTAGAAGAGTGGTCACTTACTAACCGATTCTGCCTGACTGATTCGGGTTTACCCCCCCCTTCGATCTGCGCGACGGGGCGGGCTGAAACTGCACCCCGACAGTTATCGACTTAACACCCCCCCCACTACCCCTCCCCACAGCACCACTCTTCCCCTAAAAAAAATAAAAAAAATCAAGGCACAATTCCCCCATGACGACAAAATCAATTCCACAAGAAAAAAAGAAACTACACCCCGATGTGGTGGCAAAGATAGAACGCATCCAAGACAAGAGGGAAGACGAACTCAGCAAGAATCCCTTTGTTGCGTTCACCATCCGCTACAAGAACAACCCCGTGCTCTTCGTCAAGGAAGTCTTAAAAGCCAACCCCGACACTTGGCAAGAGACATTCCTAATGCACATCGCAAAGGGCAACCGCAGAATCTCAGTCAGGTCAGGTCATGGCGTAGGCAAGTCCACAGCAGCGAGCTGGGCGATCATCTGGTATCTGCTCTTGCGGTATCCCGTCAAGGTAGTGGTCACCGCCCCCACAAGCAGCCAACTCTACGACGCGCTCTTTGCGGAACTAAAGCGCTGGGTGAAGGAACTGCCTGAGACCTTGCGGGATATGCTTGAAGTCAAGCAAGACCGTATCGAGGTCAAGGAGGCAGCGACAGAGGCTTTCGTCTCAGCGAGAACCAGTAGGGCAGAGCAACCCGAAGCCCTGCAAGGTGTCCACTCAGAGAATGTGATGCTGGTAGCTGACGAGGCATCTGGCATCCCAGAGGCTGTTTTCGAGGCTGCTGCTGGCTCGATGTCTGGACACAATGCCGTGACCCTACTGCTGGGCAACCCCGTGAGAAGCTCAGGATTCTTCTACGACACCCAGAACCGACTTGCAAATGACTGGGTGACGATGAAAGTCTCTTGCGTGGACTCTCCTCGCGTCTCAGATGCCTATGTCGAAGAGATGAAGGCGCGGTACGGGGAAGAGTCGAATGCTTACCGAATAAGGGTACTAGGCGAGTTCCCAAGGTCTGACGACGACACCATCATCCCAATGGAACTGTTGGAACTCGCCAAGCACAGGGATGTAGAGACAAGTCAACACGCAAAACTGATCTGGGGATTGGATGTAGCACGCTTTGGTGGGGATAGAAGTGCTCTAAGCAAAAGACAGGGCAACGCACTCATAGAACCCACAAAGACTTGGAAGAATCTAGACCTGATGCAACTCACAGGCGCAGTCGTCGCAGAGTGGGAAGCCTTAGCCCCAAGCCAGAGACCCCATGAGATCATGGTCGACAGCATCGGTCTTGGCGCTGGTGTCGTTGATCGGTTGCGGGAACTTGGGTTGCCTGCTCGCGGCATCAATGTCTCAGAGTCCCCCGCGATGGGTACGACTTACAGGAACTTGCGCGCAGAACTTTGGTACAAGGCAAAGGCGTGGTTTGAGGCGCGTGACTGTCGTATCCCCAATGACGAGGAGCTGGTGGCAGAACTGGCTACCGTGAGGTACTTCTTTACATCTAGCGGGAAGATGCAGGTCGAGGGTAAGGACGACATTAGAAAGCGTGGTTTGAAGTCGCCCGATAAAGCAGACAGCTTTGTCCTGACCTTCGCAAGCGACGCAGCCGTAGGAATGTTTGGGGCTAACGCAAGCCAGAAGTGGTCTCAGCCGTTGCGTAGAAACCTCTCACGGGTTGCATAATTCGGGTATCCCAATCAAGGAGTCATTGACATGATGAAGAAGACAAAGACAGAAAAGAAAATTTCTAAAGTTTTTAATGAATATAAGGCGGGGAAGTTGCATAGCGGTGCTGGCGGTAAGGTTGTAAAGAACCCTAAGCAAGCCTTGGCTATTGCCCTGTCCTCTGCTGGCGTAAAACAAAAAGGTAAAAAGTAATCATGGCTACCTCATACCCCAAGCACCTTCAAGGCGCAATGGACCAGATGATGTCCGAGAGCGACACCAGCCAATGTCCAATGCCAACGCAAGACATCACACTCAATCTGAAAAACCGCGCCAAGGCGATTACTACTGCGAAGTACGGTCCTGAGAATCCGAAGCTGCCTAACACCCCATTCTGGGCAAAGAAGGCAGACGCATGGGATGTGACTGTTGACGATGCCAAACAATCCCTTTGCGGAAACTGCGCAGCGTTTAATGTCTCCGACAAGATCAAAGAGTGCATTGCACAAGGCATCGGCAACGAGGCAGACCCGTGGGGAACTATCAAGTTAGCTGATCTAGGCTACTGCGAGATATTCGACTTCAAGTGCGCAGCGTCCAGAACCTGTGATGCTTGGGTCGTTGGCGGTCCTAATACTGGCGAAACTGAAGACGAAGGCGAAGACATGGGCGAAGGCGAGATGGAGGACGAAGAATGAAAGCAGGTCTCTATTCCAATATTCAAGCAAAGAGAGCACGCATCGCTGCTGGCTCTGGCGAGAAGATGAACAAGGTCGGCTCTAAGGCTGCTCCTAGTGCTGCCGACTTCAAGGCTGCTGCCAAGACTGCCAAGAAGCCAAAGGCTAAGAAGTGAGTGCAGCATGGCAACGCAAAGAGGGCAAGTCACCAACTGGTGGCTTGAACGCTAAGGGTCGTGCCTCGGCTAAGGCTGAAGGCATGAACCTAAAGCCCCCTGTGAAGTCAGGCGACAACCCCAGACGCGCCAGCTTTCTCGCTCGTATGGGCAATATGGCTGGACCAGAGTACAAGGACGGTGAAAAGACCCGTCTTCTCTTGAGTCTCAACGCATGGGGGGCTAGTTCAAAGGCAGACGCTAGAGCGAAGGCAAAAAGTATTTCCGCAAGGAATAAGGCTAAAAAGTGATCCCAATCTGCATATCGACGGTACACGGCAAGGGTTTGCCAGTCCTATTGGAGTCGATCAAGCAATACGCACCAGAGGCGTTTGTTTACTTGCGTGGCACAGAGAGAGTCGTCTCTGGCTACAAGAATGCGAGGCTAATCTTTGGCGAACCTCGTAACTTTGGCGACGACTACAACGAAGTAATAGACGACGCTCTGAAGTACGCACAGGCGTGCATCGTCTGCAACGACGATGTGGTGCTGACACCGAACTCCTACCAGCGCCTACTCGAAGATGTGCAAGTGATCCGCGAGTTAGAACCCAATGTCGGTTGGGTTGGCGCTCGAAGTGACTGCGTGAGACCGTCACAAAACATCAGATACAACCCTGACGGTGATCCGCTTTACATGAATCGCTTTAAGTCCGAGCAGTTTATTCGCCCGACAGAGAACATTTCCCCCATCTTTGCGTACATCTCCAGAGACGCATGGCATCACGGCAGGTTTGGACCACTCAACTGGTATTCAGACGATGTGAGTTGCGCAGACCTCACAAGTCAAGGCTATCGGCACTTTGTCTCTAGCGCCTATGTGCATCATGTCGGCAGCCAAACCATTGGCGAGAACGCACAACAACTTGTTGCCGAGGCTTTGCCTTGGATAAAAGAGAACCGTCCACAGTATGTCGAACACTTCTTTGGTACTTAATCTAGGCTCTGGCAAGGACTTTCGAGAAGACTGCATCAACGCAGATGTGCAGCTAAGGACTAAGCCAGACTGGTTACTCGACATCTGCAATGTCCCTTGGGGCGACGCTATTTCCACACGACTCGGTGACTTTGACATCGAACCAGAGATGTTTGACGCAATATTGGCTAACGATGTGCTTGAGCATTTGCCTGATTTGGTCGGTGCAATGACGAGCTGCAAGAAGTTATTGAAGGTTGGTGGCGAGATGCGCATCCATGTGCCTTATGACCTGAGCTATGGCGCTTGGCAAGACCCAACGCACCTGAGAGCATTCAACGAAAAGTCGTGGCTTTACTACTGCGACTGGCATTGGTATCTTGGGTGGGAAGACAGGTTTTACATGACGCACTTGGAATTTCGTCTCAATCCATTCGCACAAGACCTAAAATTGACACAGGAAGAATTACTGAGGACTCCGCGAGCTGTGGACTCCATGTATGTCGTATTGACTAAGGGTACAAAATGAATATCACCAACGAGCTGGGATTGAGCACAGACATCGCGTCGCAGGTTGACCCGACACTCACCCCTATGACAGACACCGACTTAGAGGCGATCATGGGTCAAGAGATCACAGACGCTGTGAGCTATATCGATTCTGACCTCTCGCCTATCCGCGCTCGCGGTACTGAGTATTACCGAGGAGACCCCTTCGGTAACGAGGAAGATGGACGCTCGCAAGTCGTGGCGATGGAGGTGCGCGACACCGTGTCTGCCATGCTGCCGTCCTTGATGCGTGTGTTTTTCTCCACAGAGAACACGGTGGAATTTGTCCCTCGCGGTCCAGAGGATGTAGAAAACGCACAGCAAGCCACAGACTATTGCAACTATGTTTTCAACAACGACAACAACGGTTTTATGGTGGCATACGCCACATTTAAAGACGCTCTTGTAAGGAAGTGTGGCATTGTCAAGGCGTGGGTTGAGGACACCGAGTCTGTCCGAATTGAGGAATATTCGGGTCTAGATGACCAGACATTGCAGATCGTCATGCAAGAGGGCGACGCAGATGTGAAGATCGTTGCGAGTTACCCAGACGAGACCATGCAAGGCGCAATGCAGATCGATCCTATGACGGGTCAACCTATGCC